ACTCAAAGTAGTCTATATTGGTTGTTTTAATAATCTTGGCAAGTTCTCTTTTCCTTTCTCTCAGAGGTTCAAACTTATAATACGACTTGCCACTTGGACCTTTCTTACACAGCCAATAAAACCTATATCTGCAATTATCCCTGTCTTCATTCAGGTGCTTGATGATTTTACCTGTCTTTTGATAGTGTCCCCAGTCTATCTTAAGATTCTTATTCTCATTAAGAAATCCAATATCCATCTTTTTCTTTTGGATCCTAAGCTCACCTAACTTGAACGGTAAGACTATAGTCTTGGATTTATACAATACTTCATGCATCAAAGTCTCAAAACATGCATCAATGACTTTCTTATATTGTTCAAAGTCTAATGCCAAGTCTTGAGGTTTAGCTCCAGAGTATTTACTGCCCTGTGCAGGAAAATCAAACTTCTTGAGATACAGTGCGTATGCATCTCTAAGACTTTTGTCTACCTTGTACTTGCCTTTACCTCTTTTAGCTAACTTTATCATGAGCCTCCCTCTTCGCTTTTATTCTGTGATTCCATTGCTTGGTTACCACTGTTAGTCCTGTCTTGAGGTACTTTCAGAGTAAGAGTCAACTCTTCTACTACCATCTTAATACAAGGATCTACAAGATGTGAAGACATAGGATAATTACTATCCCAGTCAAAACATACACCTCCTGCACAATCATCATAATCAGACAAGTCATTAGGCTGTTCAAATATTCCTGATACACTGATAATCTCAGTATACGGAGCATCTACTAAATAGATGTAACTGTTATACAGTACAGCCAGTGGTCTTTTAAATCTTGTGTTACGTGCGTAAGGTAATCTGGCATATGGGATAAACTCATATGCCATACCTCCAAACTCAGGTACTCCTATAGCTGTAATAAGATCATTGCCTTTAGCCTCAATAGGCTTAGGCAAAGTCTGTTGTGTCTTATATACTTTACAGTCTAGGGAAAATGTAGTATCATAAGCCGTATCTACACTTTCCAAAGGCATACATTTGATATGCTGGATATTATTCTCAGACAGGCTTTGTCCTTTATTTACCTGCTGCCTTAATAAAGCAGCACGAGCCGCATCTATTAAAAATGCGACTTGCCTGTCAGAGATCTTATCATCATCTGTAATAAGTCCGCCTCTTAGTATGCTTTTTACTGTGTATATTAGTTCCCTCTGAGTTGCCATCTAGTTTAAACTTTTTTACTTGCTTGCGAGCTTTTACTCTTAATTGTGGAAGTTGGGGCAACTCTATTTGAATATTATCATCCTCATAAAGTTCCTCTTCTTCTTCAGGGTCTCCCTCTACCCATCCTTTAGTGTTTGGCTTCTGTGTTTTCATGGATATTGACTTGAAAGTAACCTTCTAACCCAAATTCCTTGTTCCAGATATAAGCTTGACCAGCACGCAGATGTTTGTACCCCATCATCTTATGCCAGTCATCTGTAGGACAAATGCTAGGTAAAAACCTAGTCTTAACCCCACAGTATTCATTGAGCATCTCTTTATGGAAATGTCCCAAATGAGCTTCTCTGAATTTAGTTTGTGCGAACATTTCAGGTTGTTCAGTAGCCATCAACAAGGGTAGGGTAGCAGTTTTCTCTTTGTCCCCGTGCGTGAACATAAGCATATTTACTCCATACTTGTAGTACTTTCTGTACTCACCTGAATTGTCTATATTGACTTTATTATTATCACGGAAGAATGCATGAAGCACTTCTCCTATGTAGAACATTCTCTCCATATCATGGTTACCAGGAACTATTATAACATCCACTGGATACTTAGTACTGAGTACTTTGATAGTAGCAGCAAGGGTAGTCCAGTAATGCCTAAAAGATTCCTGCCAATCAACTGAGTCTTCTTGAGGTGTACCACCTGTAGTAGTCTTTCTTTTACCTTCTGAGTTAAGTCCATCATTACCAACAGGTAAAAGAATCCTATCTACTTTAAACTTCTCTGCTCTTTCAAGCAAAGAAAATACCGTACTGATAAAGTTTGAGATAGTTTCCTGAATATCACCCTTACCAAAATGTACATCTGGTAAGCTAATCTCCAAACAAATCTCTCCATCTTTAACTGCTTTACTTTGAGAAGGTAAAGCTAGTTTGCCAAGTATAGACAAATCTTTAAGAAAGTCTTGCTTGAACTTGTCCCACTTCTCTTCCCAATCTACTTCAAACTGTAATGATTCTCTCCATGAACCATCATGCAGTTGCCAAAGTTTGCCCTTGGTAAAAACTCCTTTGTAACCTCCTGGTGTTTCTACTTGCTGAGAATCACTATCTGCAAGTCTTTTTCTTACACCTTTAGCACGATCTAAAGAAATCCCAAAATGATCAGCTACCTCACGATTAGTAGCCTGAGGGTTTTCCCTTATATACTGCCTTATTTGGTCGTTTTGTATCATTAAAGTTTTTTTCAAATATAAAAAGAATTTCGTATATTATAGCCCGTTCTGTAAAATATTGTTTTTCAGGGGTTTAAAATTTCTTTCTATTTGAAACTTTTGAGAAGAAGTCCATAATAGCTTGATGGACACTTTCAATAGTGACTTTAAGAGTCTCTAAGTAACTAAGGTTCAGGACTATCTTCAGGATTGTCCACACGAGGGCGATAGTAATTAATGTCTTCATCATAAGTGTTAAATATGTTACCACGGTTAAACTTTGCTCTGAATATTTGAACTAGGTTTTCAGCTGTTAGAAAACCTAAGCCAAGAAGAACGATCGTACTAAAAATTATAAGTAACTCAGACTGAATAGTTTGCCTACTGTATAAGTGATCTACAAAAGCAGTCACTAATAATCCAAAGGCTATAAAGACGGTAAGCTTCCTTGCAGAAGCCTTACCTCTATATTCAAAGGAACCTCTAAACCAGTTGACAATCATGAGAAATACAGAGCTGCCTCTGCGTTCCGTCTGACTATCAGTCCTTTGATTACCTTGCCTCCTGCCCTTACCCATCTCATAAATTGTTTTTCAATATCAGGGTCATTTGGATCAGCATTGACTCTTTTCAGCAATGTTGAATTTTTATAATTTACTAAGCCTGTGTTATAGGCAAAACTTACTAAAGCGTCAAATTGGTTTTGATTGATATGATCCTTAGTCATAGAATCAACCCCACGCTCATAATGTACTAGATTAATTTTAAGCAGTTGTTCTGCTGCTTCTTCGGAAATAGCGGGATCTGTGAGTTTTACTTTTACCCCATTTTGATAATAAGTAGAACCATACCCTATAGTAGGAACTCCAGCGGGACACAAGTAAGGCTTACTTCTAAATCCCTCAAAGCGCTTGATTAGATCCAGACCTTTTTGACTTGCCTGCATGACCTTTAATTTTAGAAACAATCCATTTTCTAATGCTGTTACCTAACATGGTATCCACAGCTACTAGGATAGTAAAGAAATAAGCTAATCCTTGTAAAACCATAATTACATTGATAGCCTCAAAGAATTTAGCTAGAATAAGAAGCATAATACTAATAAGTGTGCCTTGTATGCTTTGCGTATCTACTGTTGCAGACATTTTTTTAAGAAGTGGTTTAAGTGTTAGGTTCAAGGTGTTATATCTTTTTGGATTGCTGCGGGGTCTGTGCAACATCCGCAGAGGTCACACAACTCAAGCACTTCTTCAATAATAACTTCTATCTGTTCTTCTGAAAGACAAGGTGTGTCTTGAAGAACATAATATGTATCGTAATATCTATTTAGAATATACAATAAAGCTTGGACAAACCGTACATTTTTAAAAGCTTGTACAGAATCTGCTTTTAAATACATTTCTTGTTTTAAAGCTTTGTACGCCATATCAGCAGCACAGCATTGTGCTCTCATAATAACGTCCAAGAAATTTTCTTGCGTCCTTGCCATTATTGATGGATTATTTTGTCTAGGATTTTAATGTAAGCTCCTTGACGCATTAATACTAACTCGTCATATACTAAATATCCTCCAGTACCAGTAGGAGAATCATAGTAAGCTCTAATAGTGTAATTAGTAACTCCAGAATCTTGAATAATACTTGGATATGTAGTAGGAGCAGCTGATGCAGTAACTAAGTTAAATTGTACTACAGTACCTGGAGTAACTACAAA